GTGAGGGTCTTCAGTACTACAGTACTGAAGAAAAGCGAGTTCCTCAATCGATAGATTGAGTAGAGTCAACGATGGTTTGGCAATAGCTTCACCCATCATGATCCCTACCTTGGATAGTACACTAGTACTATCTGAGAATAAAACTAGTCTTGGTCCAATAGTACCAAGAACTAGGTCCACGTATTCCGGTCTGAACGATAGTCCATATCCGGCAATGAAACCGCGGAGGATAGCAACAGTTAACCTCCACTGTTGTGCGTTAGTAGCGTCCTTTAGGTCACTACTAAGCATTGCATGTCCCGGAGGGAGCGATAGCTCCTTTTTTCGGCACATTCCCTTCACAGCCTCCCATGCTTGATCCTGTCGGTGAAAGCTTGAGAAGACGGAAGGATGATACTTCATTGCGTCAATCAATAGATGACTCAATGGAGCTTGAATCACATTTAACCAGTATTCTGATAATGTGACGAAACGTGCCTTGTTGCCCATTTCTGGGACAACTTCTGCACGTAATGCTGGTGTGGGTTGGAGTTCTCTCCAAGCCACATACAGAATTTGAACTCCGGAAGCTTCATCAAGCCCCCGGAGTTTCCCAGGTTGGTCCTTTACTAAGTACCATTCCTGTAAAAAGTCCACTTCGGGTACGATGGGGACTTTTCTAAACAAGGTTTTCCAAAGTGGTATTCCACTCATAAACCTTGCCCTACCAAAGGGCGTTATTACATCCTTTGTTACCAGAGGCACCTCTAAAAGTATTCTTCTAAGGGCCTCCGTCACAGCCATTGCTTGACCGCCAGTAGCGATCGAATGGTTGTATTCTCCGGAGCTGGTCACCGATAGATGAGCAGAACCCGGATTTACCGTTTTACGGATGGACCTACAGATCCCCCCGATACGGCGTGCCGACAGACGTAACTGAAACATCAGTTTCTCTGAAGGTTTAAAATCCGATTGAAGGACATCTTTGAACTTCAACCTGGCTTTATCCTCTGTCGCAGATCCCATATATGGCATCTGCCGACTGGATATAAGATGGGAGACATGTTGCATTAGCAACATATCTTTATCTCCACAATATACCCTACTAATGTAAGGTATCTTGTCTAACCTACGAAAAATATTGTTCTTCGCAGGTTCTGAGAGAACCCCTATTGTGGTTGTCTCAGCTAGTGTATGGAATAGGAAATTTCCCCATTCCTTCCACCAATCTACTAGTAGGACCAGATTACTAGTCCCAACGTAGAAAATGGCTCTAACGACGCCCCTAATGATCAATAGATCTTGAGAACCTTCCAGGAATACCTGTTCGTTGGCGAGCCAGAGAGAATCTACGAATCCAGATATGAATTCTTCGATTCTTTTGAAATGCATGATGGGCCGGGATACCAGCACACGTGCATTCCTTGGGGTCATACCAATGGCCCCTGTTAGAATATTATATAGACCAGACTGTTGTCTAGTCGAAAAATATCTTGTCTTTGGATCCCATTTTTGAGATGCTAAAGATTTACCTTTGTAGGTCTCTGATAAGAGACTTCCAGAGGGCATGTGGTAGAAGAGGCGATTGCTCCTATCTACCGGTTGTGGGTTTCCCAGGACTACCAATAGGCGGTCCCAAGGGGAACTTTTACGACTCTTACCAACGCAGTCTCGTAAGATTTGCGCTTGGATAAGTTGTCC